AGGTGTTAACCGGATTCGGAACATCGTTCTTAGGGCCCTAGGGCCTCAAGGGATATCTTACTTCGGTAAAGATTGGGTTTGCAAAGCTAGTCTCAAAGATCGCAAGGGTGAGTTGCCAAGTTCTTTCATGCAAATGAGAGGCCAACTGATGGGTTCACCACTGTCCTTCCCTATTCTCTGCATTATAAATGCGGCTATCCTACGTCACACTTATGAGGTGTGGAACGCTGATGGAAAGCCGATCGCAATAAAGGATCTTCCTGCGTTATTTAACGGGGATGATGTCCTTTTCACATGCGATGAGAGGATGTACGGGTTGTGGAGGTGGATTATTACACAAGTTGGTTTCCTTCCAAGTGTTGGAAAGAACTTTGTGAGTCGCGATTTTGCTAACATCAACAGTACCTACTATCAGCTGGGAAAGCTGACGGATGGTCCAGTTGCTGGAATGCTCTATGCGGCTCGACAGATTGGCTACGTCAATATGGGTCTTGTGATGGGAAGAGGTAAAGGTGATACTCTCGACGAGACTGTCGGAAAGTATACGGGGGATGAACGGATTGCGAAAGCGGTCGACGTGCTCCTGTGTGGACGACAAAGCATCGAGAAGTTAACTGAATCTCTAACTCCTGAAGTAGCAAGACGAGCGGAAGAGGCTTGGATACGAGAGCGAGAAGCTACCTTACGGTGGCTCCCCCTATCCAAGGGTCCGGAGGGATACAACATCTGTGTACATACGCCTGAGCCCGAACCAACAAAGTTGGAGGCTTGGATGACGCAACTTCTTGCTGCTAAATTGCGGAAGCTCCGTAAGAGTCCCCTGCCTGCAGACTGTCTATACTATTTACCAATGTATAAACATCTGCGGGGTGAGGTTGACCTCGACGAAGCGTCTACGCTTATAAAGCGAGCGAGGAGGGTTGCTAGACGTAACATGGATGCGCGTCGCCCCGATCCAACCCGAACTCCTGGCAGTTGTTACTGGCCAGTTGAGAGGTTGCCGGAGCGGAAATGTACAATTACAGGGGTCAAAGACGAGGCCTCGTGGATGGATCTTTTCGTCCGCCACGAACAGGGCTACCTTGCTGTGTCTGACTTCTGGGAACGCGAAGACACGCACATTGAACACGTGTGTGTTGACGGAATCCCCTGTTGTTAATTCTGTGGAGCTACCTATCACGAACAAACGTACACCCGCATTGCTGCCGGTGTAAAAGACGTTTTGTACTTGTGACGGTACCGAAGAAACAAATTAGCGATAGAACGTAGAAGTAGGATGGCGG